CAGTACCTGTTGAGTTAGCAACATAGTTAGCGGCAAATGCGCCAAAGTTGCTGAACACTTGACGGTCCATTGATTCAGCGATAGCACGACCTGACTGGTCACCGATTTGACTGAATACATCGCTGTAAGCAGAGTCACGGATCATGTCAGTGATCTGATGGTAAACCACATGTTCTGCCAAAGTAATTGTAGCCGAATTTGTGTTGGTTTGGTGTGCTGGGCTTGCTGATTCATCAGTAATTAAGTCAGCAGTTACACGATCCCAAACTGGAACTTGTAAGTTCTTACCAGAATGGATTGGGGCATCAAACACAGTAACTAATTGACGAGCCACTGATGTTTCATATGCCTGATATTGAGCCTGGGTAACCAGGTTCGCAAACAATTCGCTGTTAAGCGAGGTATTAATGTTTGATGGATATGACATTTTTAATTTTCCTTAAAATTTATATTTTCTTTTGAGCTTGATGTTGTGCCCAGATTTTTCTGTGCGCCGCAAGACTCATGTCTAATTTGCTAATATCAATCCCTTCACTAGGACCTTGATTGATATTACTTCTACTATTGACTGTAGCAGGAGTGGCCGACACAAAGTGCGGATTCGAATCCAGGAATTCTCGCACTAAATCATCTACCTCAAGTGGTTCACCGCGGTCATTATAACGAACAGATCCCCTCTTATCTACTACTTCAACTTCTCCATCACCATTTAATCGAACATTATTAATTAACAATGCTTTAACTTGATCAGCGTTCACAGCACGATACTTGGCAGCGGCACTGATTAAAGGACTATTAACTTTATAATCTCGGATGATAGAGTCCCTTTTTTGGATCTCTTGATCCTTTTTAGATGCAAGTTCTTGAAGTGTCTTTTCAAACTCTCCACGCTTCATTTGTTCTTTGGTGCGGCGTTGTTCCGCTTCCTCTTTCAATTGACGAAGTGTTTCAGGGTCACCTAGATCAGCATAATCTTTGGTTGCCTTCTTGATAATCTTGCTCTTCATGCGAGCCATCATATCATCTACTTCTTTTTGCGTATAAGATCTTGTTTCTTGTGCCTGATTTTCACTACCTTGTAGCAACGCATCAGTTGCGTCGTCTGTTGCCATGTTTTTATATGAGTCCATGTACCTCTCGCCTCCCTTTAGAGTAATATGTTATTTATTGGTATAGGCATAAAACCTATACAAAATGGTAGATTAACGACCTCTACCGCTTGTTCTCATCGGCTTACTAGTATGACCACTATGTGTAGCCGCACTCTTGCCATGATAATTCTTTTGTCCTGGAGCGGCACCTTTGCTACGAGCAATGGCTCCAATAACACCTGCAGGTACACCAGCGGCTTTAAGTTGTGCGGCACGACCACCATGACCTAATGCGTTTGATTTACCTTCGAACTTACCTGATTTTTTAGTATCCATAATAGATATCCTTATTTGTATGATTCACTTGGAGTTTCTGGCTTGCCTAACTTGGTCCAGAACTTATCCTGCTCTGGTGTAGGTAAACTAGATTCCAACTTCCAACATAGTGTATGAAGTTTCTTCAAGTAATGGGCAATAATGTCTTGTAGACCATAAGCCTTAACTTCTGGAAGCATTTCATAAACTTCATTTGCATTTGAGATTAAAGTATCGATATCATCGTATAGGATCTTAATCATCTCTTCTGCATTTGGTGCCACTGTTTCATCCTTAATGTCAGCTAGCGCCAATACACGGGTTAGGCTAAAAGGAACAACCTCGTGAATTGTTCTTAAGCCTTCACCTATAGTGTCTATTTCTTTGTATAATTCTTCATACACATGTTTGAACAAGTGATGATTACCTAAGAAACCATATCCTATAACATTAACATGAAATCCATGCGCCTTGGTATAGAGGATAAAGTTATTGGCCCAAAGGCGTTTTGTTGCGTCTTCTAATTTGCTCATATTTTTTTCTTCTTTATTCCTTCTGCATGGCGAAGATCATGACTGTGCAGATATTCACCTGTTGATTTAGGTACTTCATGTGCTTGTTCAGCAATCTTAGCAGCCACTATACGGTTAACGATCTTGCCGTTGGTAAGTTCAAAGTCATGTTTAGCGTCTCGAGCAGGCAAACCTGCTAACTTTATAAGTTCGGCGTGTGAATATGCTCTCGAAGGAGCGTCTATAACCTTGCCAGACCTTTCTAATATGGCAGGAACCTTAACCTTTAGTGGTTTACTCATTGTTATGTCTCTTTAGCACACGAGTTTTATCTGTGTGTGACTTAGGTTTATGTGCAGTATTAAGAGCAATTGCCACAGCTTGTTTTTGTGGTCTACCCGCGGCTATCTCTGTAGCTATATTTTGACTTATAGTCTTCTTCGAGCTTCCTTGTTTTAGTGGCATATTGCGTCCTTAAGCATAAGTGTCTTGATTGGCGGCACCTTCAACATGAAGTAGTTCACCTTTACGGTCATAGATCTTAGAAATATAACCTTCCTTGTGTTCATTCTTGATGAAGTTGCGAGCGTCTTCTTCACGAGTAAAGAAGCGTTCGATGGTTTCTAGCTTGCCGCCTAACCATTTTTGAATCTTAACTTTGTGATTGGTAACCATGGCTATTATTTCTTAGCCCAGAACTTGTCATCACCGCCTTGATGAGCTTCAGTTCCTTTTAGAATCTCACCTGACTCAACTGGACTCCAGCTTGGGTTTAGGTCATGGTTAGGACCAATCTTTCCGCTATTACGAGTCATCTCTGCTGTAATAACTGGGATTGCCATTGATTCTGGTTTCGCAGCCTTGCCTGTTGTGCTTGCGCCGAATTGTAGTGGTTGTTTGTTTGGATCTATTCCGTTTGGTAACATTGGCATTTTAGCCTCCTTTAGTTGGTTTTAATGGATTTGGACTCACCTTAGGTGGCCAATTTACATACAATGGTTTCTTCACGGGATCTACACCCCCTGGGAAATTGTATCTTTTTGCTTCGGCGCTTTGTAAAGCACCATACATCTTGTCGCTATTAGGACCATAGCTGTCGAAATTCTGTTGGGGCATTTTCTCCCCTTTGGTCTTCCAATTTAGAGCCTGTGCTGGATTGCCCATATCAGTTTCGGTAAATGGTTTTCCCGGCACAATCATAGGAGCACCTTGGCGTCCCATAGGCGGTTCATAGTTAGGTCCAGCAAATAAGTTCATTTCATTTTGGTGCCAGTCGGTAGGCACAGTGTTTCCACTATGCGTATCGATCTGCACACCAGCACGGATTCGCTCCCGGGCATTCTTATTCACATTCTTGGCTGTGAAATTAATTGGATTCATCATTGGGTTCTTGGCCATTATGTTGGGCTCCCAGCGTTACGACCAACACCTGCCTTAGGTGTCATGTTCATGTTTGGCATATTCAAAGTAGTTTTGCCTGTGGGCTGTGAACTTACCTTAATGTTACCATATTCATCTACTGTAGCAGGACCTTCAGAGCTTGGTTCAATTTCAGTTTGATTATATTCTGCCACAACCTTAGCAAGTTCTTCTGGAGTTGCACTTGGACCTGCGGCTTCTATAGATAAATCTTCAGCTAGTAATTCAATCAATTTGCGGTCAATCATAGCTAATACATCTGGACTTGTAGCACTTGCCTTAGCAACCTGCAACTTGGTGTATTCAGCATTCTTATCCTGTATACCATAAGCATCTTGATATCTAATTTCGCCTGTCCATTCGCGGGCTTGATACATGGCAAAGATCTTCCATACTTCTTCTTCGGCACTTTGCAAGTTGTTGGCCATCTCTGCTAGTTTAGCATTTAACAATTGAAATTCAGTGGCCATTGCAACACCACTTAGCAACTTTTGTCCACTAGCACGAACAGAGCCTGTATTGGCCATAAGGTCAATAGCGGCTGTTCCATGTTCAATGGCTTTATAGATCCCATCTATTTGTGCACCGGTTGTTTCTAACAAGTAGGGTTTTAAGCCTGGATCTAAATTCTCTGGCATGGCAACAATGCTACCTGCACCTGCTGATGCCATAGTTTCATTGGTTTTAACTAAACTTGGGTGATTGTCTAAGCGTATTGCCTGTTCTACTTCACTTAGTTGATTGTAGATAAACTGTTGTGTCTTGGCAATGTCTTGAATAGCACTGACACCAAAGCCACGCACTAGACTTTTTTGATTATAACAAATAACTAGGGGAATCATACCTAATGGATTAGGCACAACTTCTTCTGCTAGTTCTTCACGAGTATCATAGTTAACTTCGTGTGTTGTAATTGTATCCACAGTCCATTCTTTAACTGTTTGTACAGAACCGTTGATTTCTTCAACATACTTGGCATAGACTAGTTCATAACGACCAGTAACATCACGCTCCCAACGCCAATCAATCATGACCAATGGGCTTAGGATAGTAGCGTAGGGGCGCACTCCAACAGCCTGTTCATCGGCCTTGGTTAATGCTCCAATGTCTGGTTTGACAACTAGGATCCAACAGTGACCAAACACGCTAGCCCATGTTGAAACTTCTTTCATAAAGCTGTCAAGGTCGCGGCCATCAAGGTCTGCATCTTCTAGAAACGATTCAGTTTCAGGAAGGCCTTCTAATGTTCCAAGATCACGCTGAGGTTTTTCCTGGAATAGAAAACTATTGTAGACATTGATGACCGACTTACAATGGTTATGCAATGGGGTTTGATCTAATCTTTGCCCATACTCCATGTCTGTTTCTAATTGATAGCGAGTTAAGAGTTGGTAGCGAGTATAATCCTCACCGCCCATATAGCTTACTAATAAGAAGCGCCAGTTGGCACGGTTGTAGTTGTAGAATCTATTGGGACTGGCTATGCGCCCCAGTTGTTCATCAACGATTTGAATTATTGACATATTATACTCTCATTCCTTGTATTGTAGGGCCTTTGTAAACGCCCTGATGTCCCCAGCGCTGTGTGCTAACTGGATACATGCTTGTATCTCTCTTCACTGGGAATAGGTAATCAACCAAATATCCCAATGCATCATTCATATGGTCATAGCCACTGTCTTTATCTGGCTGTACTGTGCCTTCTTTGTAGGTATGACGCTCTATGCACTCTATTGTATATTTACATGAATTTGCAATATATAGGTGTCTTTTCCCATCAGAACCGCAGAGTCTACTGTTAACAGCATTGATACGATCTCTAACCTGTGTATGACTATTAGGGGCCTTAACAATAAAACCATTGTTGGCTAGAATAGAAAGATCAGTTGCACCTCCTGCACTTGTCTTACGCTGTCTTGCGGCAGGATCAGGATAGACCCATATCTTAGCACGGGGATAACGCTGTTTTAATTCATCTGCCATTTCTTGTGTGTTGGAACTAAACATACGCACTTCATCTATAACATAAAGATCATCGTTGCGTCGAATAGCCACTACCGCAGTCATTGGATCAATGTTAAAGTCCATGCCCACATACAATACATCTGTGTTAATTTCTTGTGGTAATGGATAAGTGTTTTCTTTACGGTCAAAGGCATAATAGATTCTGCCACTGTAAGTTTCAAATGTAGCCATAAACTCTTGTCTAAACTGTCGTTCATCAAGGTCACGCATGGCTGCATCTATCTCCGCTCGACTAACTTGTCCGCCATCAATGGTAGTATATTGGAAACTCTTCCAAGCATCTGGAAACTCTTGTTCCATTTGATAAAGTTCATAAGCCCAGTTGGCAATACCTTTAGGAGTACCAATGAACATGGCCTTGCCTTCACGGTCGGCTAGCGTAGGACGCAGGACTTCAAAGAATGCTTCGGGATCCACATCGGCGAATTCATCCATGATCAAATAGTCTAGTCCAACACCACGGAGGCTATCTTCATTGTCTGCACCTTTAAGGGCTATGATGCTACCATTCTTTAACAGAATACTTAATTCACTTTCATTTGCCTTGCGAATCCAGCGGAGATTTTGTAGTTTTTGTTTGAGCTTGCGCCAGACAATCATCTTGGCCTGTTTGTAAGTAGGTGCTACATACCATACTTCTTGGTCCGGGACTCTAGCGTGGAAACAAAGTTCTCTTATCGCCAAATGGGTTTTACCAAAGCGTCGCCCAGCCACAACAACCTTAAACCTATGGTCATCATTCGCAATCGTTTGTTGTGGGACACTTAAGGCCATTTATATACCTAAGAACTTAAGAATTGTGGGTAAGTTAATGGCATGCAACCATCCACATCCGGCTAGAAAGGCTAGGAATGCCATGGCATATAATTGCCACTTGTCCTTGAGTTTTTCTAAGTTGGTGATCTTAAGTTTGAGACTATCTGTAGTCTGTTCTAATTGACTAGCAAGTTCGGCATGTTGTTTACAGCTGATTTCTCGCATGTTATCAAGTTGATCCATGAGACGATTATGATTATCGTTCACAGTATGTCTTAGGTCATCTAGTTTTTCTTCTAGAACTTCAATTTTTGTTTCATTGACAATGGTACGCTCGGCTAATGATGGGCTCATAATTCATTATCATTCCAAGGTAAAGGTTGATTTACGGATGAATCTTGGGGATTATCCGTTTGTCCCAAGATGTTTTTGCCTAACCAAATCAGCATAGTTGCATTGCCGCCCATGGCCACTTTAAGCTGTGCTGAACGCAGTCTACGCTTTAGTTCTGCACGACCTTTTGCAATATAATCCGCAAAGTTGTATTTTAGAGTATCTGGTTTAACTTGGAACCAATCACTCATTTCTTCTAGGGTACAGCCCATGGCGGCCAGCTTCCAAACTTCATCTGGAGGAACAACTCTTTTAGTGGCTCCTCTACCAACAATTAACCCATCTCGAGTAACTGTGCCCCATTTAGGCTGTTGACGGGCTCGGTATTCCCATTTTGGAAATTCTTGAATAGGTGCTTCTATAGCAGGTATTTCACATTCACAGTCGTGTTCATGTGAACATACCTGGCTATTAACTTGGGATTGTTGATTGGGTGGATATAAAGTCATTGATCCACTGTCTATAATTTGATCGGCCATAAATGTATTTACTATAATTTAGAAAAACCAGGGTTAATTTGGCTGTTCTCTAGCTATTATGGTATCTAATGTTGTTCTAATAAAGTCAGTTAGTCTAGTCTCTCTATCCTGTGCTAGTTTGATCAATTGCATTTGTTCCTGCATTTGTCTTTGTATTTGTAGTTGATTAAGCTGTATTTCTCTTAGGTTATTTTCTATAAGTCCTACACGCACATTCAATTGCATAAGCATATCATAGGGGTCAACATTAAATTGTATCATAGTCTGGTTCCAATAGTATTTCGTAAGCGGTATCTCTAAACAGTCTATTCCAACGATCAATGGGTGCTAGGGCAAAATCTTTAGGTCTTCCATCTGCTCTTTTACCATTGGCTTCTGTGAGTAAATCTGCTATTATTGTCATTACTGTACGGGGGCGATTAAAACCTTTGAGTCTTTCTTGTTCCACGAAGAATCTCCAAAATTCATCACCTTCTATACAGTAAGCAAGTTCCTCCACACAATGCCTTATATGGACTACTAACTCCTGGCGTTGTGTGGCAGTTTGTTGTACATAGGTAGTTGAATATTTTAATCCTTCTCTTGGTGGCATCTTGTGTAGATCCTTATAGAGAATTCGCTTCATTTCTTTTCCTTTTAGCATTCATTTTATATTCTGCTTGTCTGCGGCAATGATCAGCACGGGTGATTAATTCTATATTGTCCAGTTCCCATACTCCAACATAGTCCGTGCGGGTCATGCAGAGATTGTCAGTGGCGCGACCTCTTTGATCCCAATAACCATTCCATATGGTGTAATAGTCTTCAAATGGTAAATTCCACTGTTCTTTTCTATAGTTGCACTGTGCTTTCATCTTAAGCCAGGGAATGTACATTTGATGTTTGTATGCATCTTCCCCTGATTTCCAAACATGCGGCCTTAGTAGACCTTTTGCATGTTTGCCCCGTTGTATTCTTCCTTTGTTTCCATGTGGCATATATTCTCCTTTGTTAGTTTATTTATTAATTTCACTAAATATAGTATAGTTATTGGAGAAATTATGAAGATTTGTGTTTATGCCATTGCGCTTAATGAAGAAAAGTTTGTCAAGCCATTCATTGACAGTTGTAGGTCTGCTGATTTAATTCTTATTGCCGATACTGGTTCAACAGATTCCACTGTAGCACTAGCCAAGTCAATGGGGGCAACTGTTTATTCAATTAGTGTAAAACCATGGCGCTTTGACTCAGCCCGCAATGCCGCAC